ATGGCAAAGACAAGCAGCCCCGCGGACCTGCTGGAGTACGTAGACACGCACCGCGTGGAACTGGCGCAGGCCCCGCTGGCGGCGCAGTTTACGGCGTTGATGGCCACCATCAAGCGCAATGAGGCCGACATCACCGCTGCACCGCGAATGACGGCAGAAGTAAAGCGCACACAACTGGACAGGCTGATTGTTGTCCGCCAAGAGGCGTCAGCCAAATACCGTGCAGCTATGCAGAAGATAGCGCAGCAGGCGGAGGGCGCGCCCGCACGGTAAACAGCACGCCGAGCATCCCGTTATAGGCCCCCACCCGGAACCGGATGGGGGCCGCCCTGCCAAGCTGCTCACGCCCTGCTTTCATTCCCTGCATCCCCACCGCCCATGGCGATACCGTGGGGATGAAGAAGGACTCGCCCGGATGGCAGCGAGCCCACGGGAACTCATGCGACACTGGCCAGCCCGGTAACCACATCGGATACTGGCCTAGTGATCTTCAGGCAGTTCACCCGCATGCTAGGGCCCTTGGTGCCCATCAACAGGTCCTTGCGGCACTCCGACACGTACATCGTCTTGGTAGTGGTAAGTTCCCGCACAAAGGCCGTGTAGCTCTGCCCCATCGAAGCGCAGTGGACCTTCAGCAGTTTGATCTCGATATAGTAGTCCACGTTCCCCGGCGTGACATCGAACTCGATACGGCCCCGTACTGCGTTCTTGGTCTGGTTGTGCGTCGATACCAGATGCGAGAAGGCGTGCATGACACTGCCATCGATACGAACGAAGTTTCCGATGTACTCCCGTGTGTACGCGTTAAGCACATCTTCGGCCGAAGTGCCGCTGGCAGCGATGATGCGGCGCATAGGGTTCACCACGTCTTCCAACCAGAACGCTTCGATCATCGAGATGGGCACCTCGACAAGGTTGGCATACTTCGGGCCACACAGCACCGCGGAAGTAATCTCTGCCACTACGCCCGCCGTCCAGAAGCGCTCATTGTCGGTTGCCCCAGAGATGCTGCGCCAGCGCGCCTCGACCTTTTTGTACATGTCGCTAACCACATCCATGTGGCTCATTTGCCACTCCATCCATCGCCGGCCAACAACCCCGTAGTTGGTGTCCATTAGCGGCAGGACGGCCCGCTCTGCATCGGTCCATTGCGCTGTGTACTGTGCTGGCAGCGCCCATTCCAGACAGCGGCGGACCTCGCCCATTGAGGTGTGCTTGCGCGCGCCCATCATTGCTTCCATCGCCGGATCGTTGCCCGACAGCATCGCTATCGCCGTCCAGAAAAGGTCCTGCTGAATCTCGGCGTTGCCCGTGGCTGACCCCTTGATCTTGTGTGCGCCGTTAGAGTAGTCGTACAGGAACGTCGGCAGCCACTCGCCGGCCGCCTTGCGGTTTACTTCGGTCACCTCGTCCACGTTCAGGTGCAGGCTGCCCAGCATGCCAGCCCGCTGCATCATGGTAGTCTGTGAAGTCTTGCTGCCCACCACGAGTCCCTTTGGTGCGCCCCAGATGGAGTTAGCCACCATCGAAGACAGCGACTTGCCAGCACCCGACTCGGTACCACAGATGTACAGCGTCACCGCCTGTGCAGACTTCGGCCCCAAGTACATCAGCGTAGAGGCGAATCCGGTGAAGCTGCATGCCAGATGTCCGCGCATAACAGGGTCATTTGTGAGCGCCTTGTCGCGCAGCATATGCGGTATTTTCTGCCACTGCTCCAGCGTGCCGGCCGGCTGAGCCGCCTCCATGAGATTGTGTAGGCGGTTGGACTTGAATGTGTAGTCGTTCGCGCGCCCACGGGCGCTCATTATTGTGTCGCCTATGGCAAAACTCATGTCTGGTTGCCAGCCGAACCGGGCAGGGACGGGGACGTGCCGTCCGGTACTTGAGGCATCCGTCATGCACGCCCTAACGTAGTTGGCTAAAAAGGCGTCACAGCCCGCCCCAGACACGGCAAACACGTTGTTGGTAGATAGTACCTTGGTGATGTCCTTCATGCTCCCCACGACGCTTGTGGGCACTCCGAAGGTGGTGGTCTCGCTGCCCTTGACCACAACGAACTCGGCCGTGTAGCTGTCCACATCCCTAAACATGCGTGTCATGAAGAAGTCGTAGTTCATCAGCATGATGTCCACATCCTCTTCGTCCATTTTCTCCGCCTTCTTGTGGTAGTAGACGCCGCCAGTTTTGCCGTAACTGAAACCCCGGGGCGCAGTTGGGCGGGCCACCTTTATCGGGGGCAACGCGTCCATCTCTGGGGCTAGCTCCACCACGACTTCTTCTGTAGACATCTCGACCTCACGCCCTAGCGCCAGCGGGTTGGTGATCTTGCCCCAGTGCTTGCAGTCGCCACAGATGCCTGGGTTTTCGCTATCAAATTTGGCGCACGGGTAGGGGCCTTTTATCTGCGCCAACTTCTGCAGCATCCGGTCCTCGTCATACGGATGCAGCGAGCTCAGTTTGCGTGCCGCCTTGTCGCCGTCGTCGCACTTCTGTGCAATCGTCAACCACGCGCGCCACATGGGTTCCGTGCCATCCTCCGCTGCGTGCTGCACGTAGTGCTTCAACTGGCCGCAGCCACTGCCTGCACTGGTGCGGGTCGCTATGTTCCTGAACAGCGTAATGGTGTTGCCGATCATGGCCTTGGCCGCAAGGGACATCTCGCCCGTGCCGGGACGTGTGCCCGGCAGCATAAGGGCAGCGCTGCGCGCGGCGACGGGCATCGAAGGTGCGTACTGTGCGAGTAGCGTGCCGACCGCGCCCAAACTAAAAACCCCACCGCGCTGGCGCAGCAGCACCGGCTTGGGCGGGGCATACTTGTAGTTGAGCGTGCCGGGCATGCGCAGCACGCGCGAGGCGTCGGCAGTGACTGTCTTGTCAAGCGGGAAACCCATGGCCACGGCAGCGCGCTTTAGCGCCTCTGCGACAGGTTTCCAGACATCTATAGGGGTATCGGCGTCCAATGGGAAGTAGACGTGCACACCGCCGCCTGAGTCCACCAGCCACGGCGAGCCTAGCTTGTCGATACCTGTGGCACCAAGAAACTTGTGCAGGCCCTCGCGGGCTGCCTGCTTGGAGGGGAATGCCTTTTGTACCTGCACCCCCTCTTTTTCCTCAAACCCGCAATCTAGGTCCATGAACAGGGAACGAACGCTTAGGGCGCTGCTGGCCAGCCTGTCCCCGGACTCATTGAACCCCGCCAGCGCGTAAAAAGAATTCTGCCCGCTGTCGCTGATAGCTGTGCACGTTGCGGACATGTTTTCAAGGGTGTCTACAAAGATGTTTTTGCGCAGCTTGCCCTTCATTGTGAAAACGCAATACTTCCCCGTTGTCGGCACGACCGCCGACAGAAAATCGAGTTCCATGAACGCCCCCCGTCAAAAGAGGTCGAACGGCGTGAGCGGCTGTGGCCTTTTTTGTAGTTCCATGATCTGCTCCTTGCTGCTTGTGCGCAGCTTCTGAATTAGTAGGGTTACTGTGTGCTTGTAGGCGTTGGTCACTGGGTTTCCGGCAAACCAGCTGTACACAGTGGATCGGGATGCTCCAGTGATAAGGGCTGTCTGCACTACAGACAGCCCCTTGGCTACCGCCAGTTTACCCAGCTTCGCGCCCAGATTCTTGGGGCTGCTAACGTTAACTAGAGCGTGTGTTGATTCGTGGTATGCCATGTACGTTCCGGTACGGTACGGTACGGGGCCGCGGTGCGGCCCCGAAACCTAGTTACTCGTCATCCCAGTCAGAGAGGGTCTGTGCGACGCTGGACGCCGCTGTCACACTGGCCGCTGGCTTCGGCGCTGCTGCGCGCACCACAGGCGCATCTTCGTCATCTTCGGGAGGCAGCGGTGCGGGGGTGGCCTTGGGCTTAGCCGCACGGGGCTTCGGCGCTGGCGCTGGCGGCTCGTCGTCCTCTTCAGCAACCGGTGCGGCTACTCTGGCAGCCTTGGGCTTGGCACCCGGCAGTGCCAATGGCGCGGACACCGCACCGTCCTGCTGGCTAACCGTCATTTTTATGGCGTTCATAGCCTCCGGCGACAGGCCCTTTACTTGGCAGGTAGCGAACTCTTCGTCCGACAACCAGCGCATGGGCTTGAAGAACAGCTTGGGCACAGGGGCCTTGGTGTCGAACTTCATGCGGGTCACCAGCATGGTGGGGTCCACGCCCTGAGCGATCAGGAAGCGGGCATGCTCTTGCAGCGGACGGTTTTCGCCATCGGCCTTGCCGAAGATGGAAGTGGCTGCCAACTGCAGGCCCATCACGTCACCATCGATGTCGTTGGCCAGCACAACAGCCAGACGCTGCGAGTACCGGCACGCGCGCGAGTCGCCTTGGCCGGAGCCCTTGACGTTCTGCGGGCAGGTCGCGCAGTTTACGCCCTGCGGCTGGCTGATGCTTGCGTCGGGCACGTCGCCGCCTTGCGACCAGCAGTCAGGAGCCGATGCTTGCCCTTCCACGTAGGTGCCGGCGTAGAACGTGCGCGACACCTTTGGCGCGGTGTTGACTACAACCACGTCCAGAAAACGCTCTTCGATGGCGGCGACTTCCTTGCCCTCGGCAATCAGGCGGAACACGCCGCCCTTGATGGAGATGCGCTTGCCGCCACCACCGTTGCCGCTGCCAGCTAGGGCCTTGGCCATCGCAGACATCTCGCCCGTACGAGCGAAAGAGGGGAGCTGGGCCGGATTAAAAATAGTTACGTTGCTCATGGGATTCTCTGGTTAAAAATTACTTACGGGGACGGGTTACGCTTACTTCGGTTTCGGACATCGTATTGAGTCCGGGCGGGATACGTCCTGGATTCTGCTCCATAAAATCAGACATATTGGTTTGAGCAATGCGCTTCTCCAACAAGAAGCCTGCATCATTGTCGTGTATGAAACGGTACATGGCATCCCAATCTTGGGCGTAGTACCGAGTCTTCACTTTGAGCGCTACTGTTCCATGAGTGGTGCCCGCGGACTTTACGCCCAGCGCTAGCATCTGGTCTTTCATGGCATTGGCAACCCCACTCTGCTGTTCTTTAAGAGCGGCGTCTTTGTCTTCGTACTCGCGCGTCAGTTGCGAGCGCGCATCCCGAATTTTGATATACACCCTTGCGAGGCGGTCCATCGATACCGCCGGGGCGGCGAGGGCTTCTTCGTTCATGTCGTGGTCCTTTTTATGTTGTGGTGAATCATACATCTGTTTGTGCAGAACTGCACATTTATTTTTTTATTGTTTTATCTCCAGTTCCTCGTCGAACATCTGCGTCAGCAGGGCATGTTCTGACACTTTGGCTTCCATTGCCGCAAACATCTTTTTTTCGATGGGGCTGCTCTGAATGTGTACGACGGTAACTTTGTCGGAGTTCTGCCCCTTGCGGTCCGCCCGCGCGATGGCCTGCGTGTACAGTTCCACGGACATCAGGGGGCCAAAGAATATCACCGTGTCCGCAGCGGTAAGCGTGATGCCGTGCGCAGTAGCCTGGGGCTGCATCACAAGGACTCGCGGGGCTTCGCTGTGCTGGAACGCATTGATAATCTCTCCGCGCTTACCTGCACTGACGCCGCCGTGAATGCTCGCGGTGTCAATCCCGCTCTTGACAAGGAACGCGTGGATGGCTTCGATACTAGATCGGAACAGGGCGAAGATTATTACCTTGCGCGATGTCTCCTCCAGAACCTCTAGCAGCACGTTCATACGTGGCGTGGCGTCAAAGTCTACGACATCACCGTCTTCGTCATACACGCCGCCCGCCGATATTTGCAGCAGCTTGCTAACCACCACTGCTTTGTTCACCGCGCTTATTGTCCGTCCCGCGGCCACCACAAGCATGTCATCCTTGATCTTCTTGTAGAACTTGGCCTGCATCGCCGTCATCGGCACCTCCCGCGTCATCTTCACGACAGGTGGCAGGTCGAGGCAGTCAGCTTTGTTAAAGCGTATTGCTGGCTGCAGCGCAGCGAAAACCATGTCTCTAGCGCCCGGCTTGGGGGCCCACTTGAACATCGTTATCTTGTTCATCACCTTGTCGCGCCATGCCGTCATGTAGTTTGGTACTGCCGACGGGTTCACCAGTTTTGCCAGTCCGTACGCGTTTACCGGCGACTGCGCCGCGGGGGTGCCTGTCATCATCCACAGATACGTGTCTGGGCGAAGTATCTTGGCCAGCGCCTTCCAGCGTTTCGTTGTTGGCACCGAGTAGCAGTTCGCCTCATCAGCGATAACCAAATCGAACCGGCCGTCGTTGACGATCTCGTCGGCCACAAGGCTCAGGCCATCGTAGTTGATGATTACAAACTCGTAGTCCGCTTGGATCATCTCGATACGTCGTGTAGCCTGCGCGTGGTGTGCCACGATGGCGCTGCGATGAATTACGCTGCTGGTGATGTCTCCCAGCCACGCGCTGTGCATGATGGACAGTGGGCATATGACCAGCACCCGACGTATCTCTTTGCGTGCCATCAAGTAGTCGGCGGCCCACAGCGTGCTGAGCGTCTTGCCCGTGTTGCCTGATGCAAACACGCACCCGTTACGCCTAAGTACCAGGAAGGTACTGGGCACGCGGAAGCAGTATTTGAAACCGTC